AACGCCGGCAGTGGCTTGCCACTGGATATTGGTAGCAAGATTTACCACAATTGTTCCCACCGGTATATTAACTCCGAATGCTGTTGTGGCGTTTGCAATTCTCAAAGCCCCGATAGGTGTTGCCTGGGGAAATGCGCTCAGTGCTTCTATGAGCACGATTGCGAAAACTAACATTAACTTTTTCATTGTTTTGATCTCCTTTTGATTAATGAATAATTATTGAACTATTGAAATAAAATCATATAACCTTGTATCAAGTGATAGTGTGAGTGTGGAAGTCCCAGCACCTGACCACTGGCTATTCCGTAATACCTTTCCATTGAATACAACTTGTGAGGTAGTCTTTAATGGGAATGATACTGTGAACGTTGTTTGATTATCCATTCCTAATTCATAAGTCCATATCAGAATCCCGGCACCCGATCCACTATTAACCGGCGAACCTTCCCACATGAGCTGATGATTTATAGCATATAAGCTATTGGTCACATTCGAAGGTGGGACCGTTAAGCTGATAATGTTATATAATGGGCATTGAGTCAGCTTAAATACACCAATCTGTGTTTGCCCATATGAGCAAACACTTATCAGTAAAGCTAACACGATGAACATTCTTTTCATATGGCCTTGAACAAAAAGTATAAATTAAGATTTGCATTATTCCAGGTATCACCAACCCCGGCATGATTCAGAAACACAGATAGGGCATCGGTTAAGCTAAATACATTATTGAGAGTTACCGTTGTCAACCCGTTCTTATCACCGACTTTCGGATTGATCGGAAGACTTGCAAAAATGTCATTTCCTCCTGGTGTGGTTCCCATGCTTAAAGTGGGGGAATTTGTGGTTGTATTCTCAATCAAAACTGAGAGAAACATGCAGCCGGCCCCGATTAAATTGGCCCAGAAAGTATCCTGGGAAATATTCATTATGCGTGGATCTTCTTGAGGGCCTATTCCGAAAATCATAGATTTAATGACATTGTCCGGGGAATCATCAAAGTGGACATCAAGTAAAGTGATCTTAATACCTGATAACTGAGATTCATTATACAGGTTGGTGAATAGATCACGTTTGGTTGCTTCGCTCGAATGAATTTCAATCGAACGGGATGCCCGGTTTGGCTGATTCTTAAAAGTTATCTTATCCATTTCCTTATGTTTTATCTATCAATACTCGGAAGGCCACCTCCGGTTGTCGGTAATGGGAACAAAGTCTCATCCACAAAGTTCATATAGAACTGGAATGTGATATAATTCGGGGAAGTGGTGGAAGCTCCAGAAACATACACATCCCCATTTTTCTTAATCTTCAATATTCCCGGAGCGACTGAATTATTATAGAAAAATCCTACCAGATCAGCCGACGGTCGCATACCAACCTCCAATGTGCATAATTTGCCCTCAGTAACTGTGGTATCGAAAGCAGCTTCAAGCATATAACCATTCAAAGCATTTCCCTGTAGGCTTATATAAGCAAAAGCTGTAGCCGGAGTAAAACCAGTCAAATATGCATAATGTTGAACAACCGATAAATTAGCTGAAGGAAGATTGGAATTAACAATGCTATTAAGGATAGTAATTAAGGGATCAACTGTTGTAAAAAGAATGCCTGATCCCGGAACGGTATTTTGATAAAGGATCTGATATTCCCTATATGCCCATACATCATGTGTTGAAGCATCTTTGAAGGTCCGGTTCTCAGTGGTCGAAAAGTTTGGAGCGAAATAGAGCTCACAACCTGAAGAATCACTGAAATGTGCCGCAGGAACATAGAATATCTCCCCTGCAGCATATAGATAACCTTCAGTAACTATAATGGCTGAGCCATCATCAGTCATTTTCAAACCGGACAGAATACATTGTGTATTACTGCCAATAAGACTGTTGATAATTGCTGCCAAAGCAATTACTTCCTGGTTCTGAATTAAAGCCCAATCATCAACATGAAGAGGCTGCCCACCGGCAATATTTAAGAGTTCGTCCATTATGAGTAGAGTTGAATTATGAAATACTTACCTGCTAACTTATATTTCTGAACCATTGCTGCAATCTGCTGGGTAACCCCATTTAATGAGCGTGGGATATTTACAACAAAGCTGACAGTGACCATATCTGTATCAGCAAATACAAAAGAATCATCCGGATCATCCATGTAAAATTCCGGATTAGGAGTATCTGTATCGGCGAAGATCCAGGGGCCAAGAAAATATCCATCCGAGATGAAGATTGCCGTGCCGGTGCCATACCGTGCATTAAGCATATGCTCTAAGTAAATGACCTGTGGGGTCATCTTCGCATCGAGCAGAGTTTCTTCGCGAAACTGTCTTAGATCATCCAGGATCATATGAAGATAGCTTAATGACACTCTCACCCAAGCAAGGAATTTAGCCTTGCGCAAGGAGGCTGGAATCAATAATCCAATTACCCGGTTAAGATTGAACCTGAACATTAACTGCATCTATATAAGTTATCGAACTTGCCACCCAATCCAGGCTGATATAACCTGAAACAGGAATAGCATAAAGATCAACTGGCACATAGCTCCCGTTATACGTTTTTATTTGTGCGGAATAAATCTTCACATCTACCACCCCTGGAGCGGCCTGAATCGCATCTAAAAGTTTTGATATACGGAAGATCCCTCCGAACTGAAGGTTATCTCCAAAAGCATTTATTGCATCATTAACCGGAAATACCGAAGAATCTGTAAGCAATGAATTATTGGCTGCCAGAACCAACCTGTCCCTGATTATTGTCATAGTGATCTTGACGATATCTGCCGGTTGTGAAACAATGCTGATCTTAACACCGGCATCTTTCCATTTGCTCCAAAAGAGAATGAATGCAGCAAGTTGTACAGAAGGCAATGGACCAACGACTCCATTGACGGAAGTTGCAACCTTTAATAATACCTGGCCGTTACTTTCCGATGCTGCTGCATATTTAACGACTTGTGCTGAAGGATCTATCATTGAATAAGAGAAGATCCCATTCTGCCATATCATCTTATAACCATACTGAAATAATTTTGATTGCTCAGCATACCAGCCCAATGTATGTGGTCTGTCTGCTGCCAGAATAGTATTGATTTCGGATTTATGAGTGTCAAAAAGAGTCTGGATGATCCACGAAGCGGCTGCGAAGACCCAAAGCCAAAGCCTCCAGATGGAAACCTTTGAATTGGATGTTAGTGATTGTAGTAATGTCTCGGCATTATCCAAAGTAAAATTTGGGTTATTGGGATCCACAACCCATTCCTGCAACTCCTGCATGGAAGCCTTGGAGGTGCAAAGCGCATTATAGATATCTGCTATCGATTGTGCCATCAGACCCTCCATATAATTTCATCAATGGTTCCCGTGGTTGCTCCTGCCACTGCAATTCTTACCCGGCAATAATCTGTCAGTAATCCTTCTATATTAAAGGTTATTGATGAGCTTCCGGAAACTACAGGAACGGCCTCTGAAATATTGACAATAGGATTATAATTAATACCATCCAGGCTTTGTTCAATATAAGCTATAGCAGCCAGCGAGACATTTGAAAAGTTGATCTGGACTGTGAGCTTATGCCTGAGATTATACAATCTTTCACCAGGGAATGAGACGTTCCCTCCGGAGAGATCATAGGCCGTATTCTGAATTATTTCTACCATATTCTGAGGGTCTATAGTTGCGAAATGGCCATCACCTGTGGCCGGATAAATGTTATTTTTGACATAATAATCAACCACATCCGGTTTAATCACCAAACCATCCGGGATGAGGATCTGAACACCTGCAGGCAGGGTATAATCGATACGCAAAAAAGCATTGGCAGCAAGAATATTAAAGATGCCTTCCACCGATCCTAAAGTCTGCAGGGTGATATCCCAAACAGTCTGATTTGCCTGACTGATCACTATTGTCATATATATTCTGCTATAATGTTTAATTGTCCATTTGCATCCTGGTTAACCTGGCTAACATCCATTCCATCATTGGTAAATTGCTGACGGACCTTTCGCGTGAAATTCGCGGGACCTTCGTCATCAATGAAGTTAATGGCTCCGACGCCGGTTGTCTCATTTTGCTTGAATTCCCCCTCTATGCTCAAGAGTAAATGTACCTGGTGCTGACGTGTTGAATCATCAATCACAAAATCTCCCTGGTAAGAGGTGACATCGCCTGAAGCTTCATCAATCAATATGTCTTTAACAATCGTCATTAGTGTGTAACTTTTGTGTCCTCAAGATCGGACGCATGGGTATCTTGTAATTGTTGATCGCTCCAGGAAGCTGTTGCTGCTTTTAAAGCTGCACCACCATCATTCGGTACTGGTGTCCATGCAGTAAAATCCTGCTTTAGAGTATTGATATCATCTTCAATTTTATTCAACCTGTCTGCAGTATTCTTTGAAATCACCATTCCTCCATTCCGACCACCATTGAATTCTACCTTTGAATTATCGATCGCAATTGTGATATCATCGATAGAAAGCTTCACGGTTTCAATTATCGATACCATGGCCATATAGAGTTCATCCGAGCCCCCGATCCTGGAAACAAGTACAAAGCTGTTGGCTGCAGGTGTTATAATCAATCCTTTTCCTCCGTCCACCGTTGCACGTTTGCGTACATTATTATATGCTGTTCCCACCAGGTCTTCCACATCGATAAAATCATCATCCGGATGATTGTCGCTGACCGTTGCAATGAACGATGAATGCGGCTCTTCCGAGAGTTGCTTCAGTCCTCTTATTATTTTTTCATTGTCCGTCATTGCAATTTAATATCTATTTCAACTATTCTGCGGGCTCCCGATCTTCCAAACTCAACTTTGGTTGATACAATATAATAGGTGCCCGATCTTTCTTTATATACAGGATCTGTAAGTACTGCCTTCATACCCGGCTGGGCCCAGGGTTGTAAAAAAGCTGTTATCTTTCCTTCAAAGCCTGAATATTTATATTTCTGCAGCTCTTCATTTGCCACCTTCTTTAAAACATCCATCGAGGTGATATTGTAAAAGAAAAGGGTGCGCAGTTGGCCGTCCTGATCACCGATATCAGCTTCCACCATGGTATTATTGCCACTTATCCCGATGGCTTTCACTTTAAGCTTTACATCATCGGCATCATGGTATTTTAACTGATCATCTTTAATGGTGTTGACCCCAAGGCTATAATTAACCGATCCAAGATCCGGGGTGTAGGCCATTCCTATATATAGGCTATTATCAACAAAATAAGCTACCAGGCCATATTTCTCCTTCAGTTCCTGTAATGCCTCCAGGCGCGACAATCCCACCTTTATAACATAATTGGTCAAGTTTATTCCTAGTATATTATCTGATAAGCTTATCCCGCTTACATTGCATATATATTCAACTACTTCCTTCAGTGTAGTAGCCCCCCAGGTCTTCTTTCCCAATTGGCTTCGCAATAAATATTCGTAACCTTCGCATTCTATCTCGAGCGGGGTTGTATAATTGATCCGGTATATGAATCCGGTAAACTCTTCTTGGATATCATCGTTATATCCTAAGCAAATGGTGATCTTATCTCCCCGGTTGAATTGTTTTGCAGTTTGAACCGAATCGGTTTCCCGTCCCTGGACGATCAGTCTACACGATGCCGGTATCTTGATCTTTGCTTTGCTCCCAAGTATATAGATGGATTTTTCAATCTCACAGTGGTTTAATGCTGTAAATTGCAGCGTCTTCCCAGGCTGTTCTATCGTTACCTTGCAATTCAAACTTACCAGCATTTAACTTACTATTAAATCAAATTTCAAATCCGATACACATTTCAGTTCAAACCCTTGCGCGTTTTCAACCCCTCTCATCTCAGGAAAATTCAGTTCCTTTATCACTACAAGTTCTCCGTCCTGAAGGCAGATTGCAGTCAAGGCATTATGGATATCAAGTGCATTGCCAAGCTTATACATGTCTTTAAGGTCCTTCACTGCTCCATCGGGATAGGCATTGTAATAAACCTTATCCGGGGAGACTATTATCCCTTTTATATCTATCTCCCAATCATCCATCGAAATGATCTCCTTGACGGTTCCCTGTCTGTTGACCAACGACGTTTCTACAATTGTTTTCTTTTGCCTTACAGAAATAATGGTATTTTCAAGCTGAAGGGATTTTCTGGACGTTTTATCTTCCAGGGTAATAGGCATAAATACTTCTATTCCAAGGGCATTCTTGGCATAAAAAGGTTCTCCCAGGTCTGACCTGGTTTTGAAGGTTGTATGCGGGATCATGAACGAAGGCCTTCCCAACGCCGCTGTCAGCTCTTCAGTCGGGTCAAGTATCATTGCATAGGGCAACCGCTCATAGTTCCATATAAGCTTAAACAAGTCCTGTATGTTGTATTTGTTCGTTGCCATTATTGTGTTCCTACCCTGTTTGCCGAATTAAGTACCCTGAGTAATTCTTCAGTAACTATCTCATTAACCTTCCTTCCACCCTCAGTCACCGAATTTGCATAAACTTTCACTTCTCCAACTAAATCCTTCAGGTTGATCGTGATGTTCGTCGCCTTAGATCCTCCGGAGGCTATCCCCCCTATCTCATTCAAGGGATCAGGAGCATCTCCGTTGCCTTCAGGCTTTGCTCCCCCCACTGGTTTTGTAGATCCATTAGGATTTACTCCCATCGTTGCCAACATATCCTCTTTTTCCTTATTCATTTGGTCATAAAACCCTTTTCCCTTTAGCACTTCTGAATTTAATCCTGGAAGTGTGTTTTGATATGATGCTAAATTCTTGAATGATTGCTGAGAAGGGGTAAGGTCATATCCAATAATTTGACCTTCTTTGTTCGTTAATGGAGCCCCATGTTTTCCACTGAAATTATCTTGTTCCGCTTGCAATTTAACTTTCTCAATTGCCATCCCTATTTTTCGATCAATGGGGATATTTAACGTTGCTATACCTGGGGCTATCTTCAATAATTCTTGTGAAGCTAAAAATTCTGTATTTCTAAGATCATTTTTAGCATCATTATAGAGACTTAATTTATCTTTATATTTCTCATTTATCTTTTCTGCAATTATTTTATTATCTAGGCTCTTAACCACTGCATCAATATTCTCGCTCAATTGTTTATAATTCGTTGATTGAGCGTCAATGCCAGCTACAATAGATGGATCAATATCCTTCAACTCATTGTATATTTCCAAAAGGCGTTCATGGGATGTATTAGTATTTGTCATTTCCACATGAAGTTCTTTAATTCGATCTACTTGACTTTGAATATTCTCCGATACTGGTAATTTGATCATATCCCTAAAATGTTCCAATATCCGTCCAAGCCCTTCTGCATATTTATTCATCGCCGGGGCCATTCTCTCTCCAATAGTTTCCCTTAACGTATGCCATTTATTTTCCAACTGCTGAATAGGCCCCATCCCTGCCTTCGCGGCAGCTTCGGCTGATCCTCCAAACTTCTCATTAAGCTTCGCTAATATGATCATTTGGGCTTCGTAAAGATGGCCTGTCTTGACAAGGTTTTTTATATTTTTGGTCTGGGAGTCACTAAACTGAATACCCATCCTGCGAAGATTGAGCAGAGCCTGTCCGGGTTCGTTCAAAGCTTTCCCTACCATACGGGCATTGGTAGCCAGATCACCCCCAAAACGTGTTGTAAGGTCCTGTATGGCCGGGATGGCCTCGTCATATATCTTACCTCTGATCTTGCTGAAGGTAAGAAGTACTGCCTCGGCTCCCATGGTCTGATCATGACGAAAAAGGGTTTTATTCTCCTGTCTTATGGCAAGGTCTTCCAACCCTTCAACGTTCTTACCGGATGCGAACCGGGTCGATACCAACCCGGCCTTTAGCTGTGCCCTGGCCTTGGCTTCTTCATCATATGCTTCCAGGCTTCCTTTTGCAAATGAGAATATCTGCTGCGCTCCAAAATATGCTCCCAAAGTTGCCAGCCCCTTTGTCAACAATGATCCCATTCCCCCTCCCAAAGATCCCGACAACTTCGATGTCAACCCGGATAGTTGCTGTTCAGTAGCCTTGATCTCCTTGCGAAGATTGATGAATGACTTTGAGGAATGGGTATTGTTTAATTCTGCATTGAGCAGCTTCAGTTTTTCCTGAATTTCAGAGATACTTCTGGGGATCCTGTCTGCGCTCCCTTTAAGCTTGTTTAACCCCTGAGCCTTGCCCACCCGGTCAAGTCCTCCCTGAACCTGACTAATAGTAGTATTGATGTTTTTAAACTTCGCAGCAATCTTCTCTGCGGGAGCGCTCATACGATCCACAAGGGCCATCAAATATGATACATTATGCTCCATCGCTGTAGGTTAAAATTTAAACATGAAAGGCCGCTTTTCAGCAGCCTCTTTCTTACGGATATCAATTAAAAAGGCTACTTTGTTACTCCACTGTTCATCTGTAAGTTCATCTGCCTTGATACCCATATAATACTGTAAACAATCATTAGCGTATCCTATCCAGTTATCACCCACATGGGTGAGCGCTTCACTTAATTTTTTTTTAAATAGGCATCCTTAAAGCTCACCAGGTAGGAAGCCTCGATAGCTGCAGCAAAGAACAAATCATCATTCTTGCGAATATCCTCCGATCCCCCGATCCAGCAATTCTGCAACACCACTTCCCCGCTCTGTGCCATCTGCCCTAAGTTCATCTTCTTGCCCTGGTCGCTTATGCTGATATCAAGTTTTGATAAAGCATACATCATCACCTTGCGCTCCATTGGCTTTAAATATCCGATATGGCCTTCCACTTCCACGCTGTAAACATCGCCATGAAGTTTTTTCCATGCGGCGAGCTGCTCCTCTGTTGCCTGACCTTTCAATACCACCTCTTCTTCCATTACCCTACGGTATTATAATTGATTGAAAGGCACTGAATCCCCATTGTGATCTCCATTGCCCCATCGCCTTGCTTAGAATCCTTGTCAAAGTTGTTAAACTCTGCATTTTTCACAATATCGATAACTACCGGCAGGCCCTGGGTAGGAACATAAGCAATAACAATATCGAATGGAGGGATGTTCACAGGATCTCCGCCTCCCGATACCACGATCGCCTCGAGCTCACTCTGCAGAAGTTTAATCTCGCAGTTGAAGCTTTTGTTCTTACGCTCCATAAAGCGTGGAGAGTTTCCTTGCGCATAGCCAGGAGTCTTATCCCATTTCGAGCCATATTTAACAGCCCGTATCCCGGTAACTTCATTACCAAACATCCTAACCTTGATGTCTGCCCAGCAATATTCTTCAGTGTTTTTATCCATTGTACTTTATGTATTTAGGCTGCAAGAGCCGGGTTTTTAAAACCAAGGTTAACAACAATCTGTGTCAGGTATCCAACCGGGGTGATCTTCAGTACGATATTCAATGTCGGGCTTGAGAGAATGTTCTGATTGGGATCTATGTAAGAGCTGAAGGCGGAAATGTTATCAGCCATGTTGAGAAGTATGGCATTGTTGATGATTTCCTGTAGCTCACCAATTTTAACAGGGTCAAGTTTGCCATCCGCAGTAACTTTTATCTCATCTTCCACCTCCTGAACGTAGGTGTTATAGGTAATGATCAGGGCCTTGTCAACGGTTCTCACCCTTGGTGCCAGGCAAAGGTCATCCGAAGGCGCAGCGCATGTCCCGTCGCCGTTAAAATAGAAACCGGTCAAAGTCGGGAATGTGCGGAATATAATATAACCCGCATCACTCATCGTTCCGAGCGCATTAGCATACATAGAAACCGGTTGGCCATCCATGAAGAATCCGGTAAGGGTTGGAAGTGCTCCATCCTTTACCCTGGAGATCTTTCGCTGAACCGGAATGGCTGCCTTGCGGCCAAGTGCCAGTCCTATTGCTCCAACTTTATTATTTTGTGTTGCAACAAGCAGGATCTGAACCCTGTCATTGCTCATCGAGGTGAGATTGGCAAGAAGTTCAGGATGACCATTAAAGCCGATTCCTTCAATGATAACTCCAAGAGGCATAATCAATGATGCAGATTGATTGGCAAAAGTCTGTGCTTTTATTGCTGCCGAACTGACCAGGGAATCAAGACCATTGAGGATCGTACCACTATAAGCAGTACCTGGAATTGCATTGGCTCCGTTAGCCAGGGCAGTCACGGTTGCAGTAACAGGTGTAGCACCTGTACTTTCAAAAGCCAGCACATAACTGTTTGAAGCAACTCCTCTTCCGATTGGAGCTGTGATTGTCAGAGTATTTGTCAATACCGATATGTCATAAGAAATACTGCCGGCAGCTTTCCTTAACAGATAATCGGCATAAAGGGCAGCAGCTATTGCATTTGCATTCGGGCTTCCGGTCACAGCATATTCAGCCAGAAGGATCATCGGTGAACCACCTCCTTCATTGACCGTGATCATCACTACATCGGTATTAGCTCCGGCATTCGTAATGGCAACGCTTCCTGAAGCTCTCACCTCCGGAGTCGATGGTGTCCCGGTACCAGGTGTCCAGCAAGCTCCTAACCAGCGTATCTTGCCCTGTGCTGCGTCGCGAAGGACCTGAGCCTGGCAAATGGGTTGTGAAGGATCAAACTTATTATCGATCGTAACTGTGTTTGCAGATACAATTATCCACAGTTCCTGACCAACCGGTGCAGTTTCATAAAATTCAGATATCTGTTGAAAAGCGGATGGCATTGCAGATGATGTGATCCCAAGAGCAATAGCATCATTCACCGAATAGATCGTATAAGGAGTGTCCAGTACAAGTTTCCCTGCAACAGCAACGCCTGTAAGCAAAAGACCCATGATGGAATCATCGGTAATTGCAACGCCTCCCAGGCTGTCTTTAACGATGTTTATTGTTACGTTTGGAAGTGCCATTATTATTCCCCTTTCTTTTTATTATTTTTTTTTTGATTCTTCCTGCTTTGGTTCTTCTATCTTCGCAGGCTCTTCGGCGATAGTTTCCGGGACAACTTCCGGGACAGATTCCGGGATGTTTTCCACCTGTTCTTCCTTATCAGGCCCATCTTCTTTTCCAGGGTTTGTTTCTATATATTCACCCATTATAGAAGTCTCTTCGCAAAGATCCGAAGGTTCGAATTTGTATACATCCCCTTCAATATCCCTGGCATGTTGTTTTGCCAGGTTGGCATCTGTAAAGAAATATCCGTCATGCGTTGCATGAAGGTTGGTATGCCCTTCTTTATGCAGCTTTTTGGCTGTTTCTAAAAGGTCGCTTTTTGTCTTCTTTTCCATTGTTCAAAAGTTATTAAGTTGTCCCCAGGTGGCTCCGATCACCACCTTACGGATTTTGGGGTTATTTTTAAGCTGTTACCGTTGCCAGTGCAAGAAGGTACTGAAGGCGCAATGCTCCGATACCCTGGAGGTTCTTGTATTGTGCCGATGTGGTATCAGTCTCTTTCTTCATGTCAGCTAAGACAAGTGGATAGATATCATCCGAAGCGATGAGATTATCCAGTTTTACAATGTCAATCATTTTGCTTTTTGGTTTAAATGATACGAGAAACTACTTTACTTTAAAGATGGAGTACTCACAGAAACTGTTCCCTGGGAGTTGGTGAAGAGAGCTTTTAAGATATAGGTGCCAAAGGCCGAAACAGCTCCGCCAATAATAATCCACCAGTCGGTTGTAGCAAGTGGCCAATGTATCAGGGCAGGTATTACAGTGCCGACAACAAACCCGCCAGCAACAGTAGCAATTCCATGGAGAAAATCCGCCCAGTTAACAGATCCGAATGGATCCTGGTTGGTCTGAGCAGGCTTGATCATGTACATGATGAAAATACCGGCTGCTGTTTTAATAACCGTTAACCAGTTGTCAGCCGTAGGATGTCCGCCATTAGCGAAGAAGGTAATGATTACAGGAATGATTGCAGCCCCTAAGAGCATGATCAGTCCCTTAATCCATTTTGAAGTAGTTCCACTCGAGGTTGTTGTCATTTGATATAGAATTTAAAATATGTTAAATCTTTGATTTTAATATTAGAAAAATACCAAACAGTATTGACGCTCCCAGTGCGATCATACCGGTGATCCCAAAGAACCACATCCATCCGGGGATATACTTTACTTGTACTGCAGGAGGTGTAATAATCACAGAGCTCTTTTCAGTGATCCTGGTTTCACGGTCTTTCAATATTGCATGGATCTTGGCCGAGTCACATTTGCAATCAATTGAAAGCATGTTAGCTTTAATAGTAAATGCTGGCACTTTTGCAATGGATGCTCCGGCTTTGGAATCCTGAAGCTCTTTAAGTGTTATCTGACCGTTCTTATCACACTCCAGCAGCTCCCTGATTATCGAGGAGTCGGCAGATGTTTTAAGGATTGTATCATGCACGTATTCGCAAGTTGTAACCGTTATTGTATCACTCTTGGCAACCGAAGGCGGATAGAACTTCGCACAGCGTTCCTTGGTGATACAAGAGACAACGAATAACAGAAATACCGGTAATAAGAAAATAAGTCGTTTCATGCTACCTTCCTTTTGATATTGATAAAAATATCTTCCTGGCGATCTTTAGCGCGTGAGATGATATCCATGAATACGTCAAATTCTTCCTCGGAATGGTTAATAAAATCACTTCCTCCACCCCATAATCCAAGTAGTAAACAACCTTCCGTATCCACATCGGTATTACCGCGATGGATGCGTATTCCTTCATAACCTGGAACATCAAGAACATGCGGCATATCCTTCTGAAAATGGTCTGAATAGTCGATAACGACTTTATACCTTCCTGCAGGAATAGCTGTTTCATTCTGAACTTTCTTTTGAAGGATAACATTCAATGGGTCTGATTGATTAAGCATCCGGTCAAAATCCTCCAGACAATTACTCATAAGGTTGCCATTGATGACAAAATCCGAGATGGTCGACTTTGGCTGAAACTCATGTCTTATGACATCGATTTCCATTGCTTATCCTTTTTTTGAACGTTTACATGTAGGGCAACCTTCAACGGCCAGCTCCATATCGCGCATCCTTGAGCTATAATTATTGAGTCTTTCTTTATTATCCTTGGTCTCCTCCTTCAGCGCTTCAATATCCTTTTTGGTACCTTCATTCTGGATTTCAACCCTTTTTAAAATTGCAGTTATTTCTTTGAGCTGATTTACTACTCCTTTACAGAAGTATCCACAAGTCAGTAATAATGCTGAAACAACACCCCACCATATCTGAGCATCACTCATAAAATAATTGAATTGATTTTTGAAGGAGGTAATTTTATCGTCTTTTCTTCGATATGATCATAGAGCATGGTCTGAAAGTCAATCCGGTATATCACCATCCTGTCACCGTAGCCCACAATCCGATCTTCAATACGTGTTAACCTTTGAAAGTAGTTTGATGATATCCCTGTCAGCTTTTGAAATATTTCATCCATATGATCAAGCAATTCAATGCTTTCATCTTCCGCTTCAGTGCCGGACAATGAATCTGCTGAATGATCCAGGTGAAGATAAAGGCTAACGGTCGTTGGTCCATTTTGCCGGTTGCTTTGAAGGGCTTCCCATTTGGTGGGCTGTATCTCCACAAGAACACAAGGAAGCGGTAAGGGATAGTTTTCCTTGATCTGTTTGAACTGCCCCTTTTGCAGGTCCGTCCATTTGATCCAGGATACCTCCGTTAGGAGCCTGTCCCTTATCGCTTCATATAATGCCCTGTGCGGTCCCATCAAAAATTAGATCTTTGCGGCATAGATGCCGAATGAATATTTTTGGTTGGTACGGAACAATCCTGCTTTAAACCTGTGCTGGAAGCCAAACTCGTAGGCACGTCCACGGGTATTGGTAAGAATGGGCCTGTCAAACATGGTCCATACTCCTGATGCCAGCCATGACTCTCTTGTGCAGAACCCAAATCCAAAGGGCACTACATTGTTTGCTATGATAGTGCCAAGAGCAGCTTTCTGGTTGGCTGTAACGTCATATCCTAATCCGGAGTCATAACGATGTATCTGAAGACCATAATAATCCATGATAGGCTCAATTTTGCCTTTTAATGCCATCTGAAGTTCAAGGTATTTATTTGATAATACCAGCTCCCACCACATTGAGGAAGGCAATACAAGATGCCTGCCGGTTTGTGTCTCCGGGAAGATCAACTGATCCATCAGCCTTTGCAAGAGGATAATATCTTCAATCCTTGCGCTTCTGTATCCCGATCCATTATCATCGCCGGTAGTAGGGATGATGATCTTCTTATAGGTCGCCTGTGCATCCACATCCGGGGCAATTGCATAGGCACAGGTTTTTGCCTCCTGTAACCTCACGGCAATGGATGACTGTTTGGTATAAGCCTCGATCCTGGGATAAGGAATGCCATATAACCCGATTTTACGAAGGGTATAGTTTTGACTATCGTAAGTATCCAAGTTTACAGAATTAGGAGTATCTGTCGGCTCGACATTATCGATATCGGTCGTTTGGTTCAGGTAAACATTGGGATAAGCTCCCACTTCAGCAAAGTGAAGTACTGCGTTATCGTCAACGAATACCGAAAGATCGGACAATCCGATCATCCAGTCCCTGCTTTGGGTATATTGTTCCTGGATAGAGGGCAGCCATACTTCTCTCTGCAGGCCCATCATTGCAATCCCTTTTTCCTTAGGGATGCATCCGGAGATAAAGGAAACCGCTCCCAGTACTGGCCCGAAAATGGTCGAGATCAGAAGGCTGAATAAGAGCGATGTAAACAGTGAAATTGCGAACTTTTTCATGATATTAAAAGGTTTTTGGTTGGTTTTTTTGTTTATCGGTCTATACAAATTTTCTTTTGAAGCGTCACCGTGGGAATTATTGTGGCTGTATGCAGATGTACAAATTTGACCCCAAGATATTTAGAGCTCCATACAAGTGGCAAATTACCTGTCCCGCCGCTCCACACATAGTTGCTATCGGTTTTGAATAAGGGGGCGACACTGCCAACAACAGGTTGGTAGTGAACGCCATCATCACTCTCGGTGAGATAACAATAGGTGGAATCACTAGATCCCGATATGTGTTTAATAGCTACCTGAACAGACCAATGCCAATTACCCAGGATAGTCTGGGTATAGGTTTTTGTCTGAACATTCTTGATGGTATCCAATCCGTTAAGGGTGGATGTCGGGTAGGGTTGGCTCTGACCATTTACCAGGGAGGTAAAAACGGCCATGAAAAATGCCAGAAAAATTATTTTTGAGATTGTTTTCATTTTTTGATATCCTTTTAGGTTAATATTTTCCTTCGCAAGCATCTTCGCGAGCTTCGCATTTAATCTTCATCCATCGAAAGGTCTACCTTACCCTCTTTGATTAAATTTGCCTTGTGCGCGTTTAAAAGGGCCTGATATTTATCCGGGGTTTCCTTCTTCATCTTCATGAGGCCCTCGAGGTCTTTTTTGTAATAGTCCAGGTAGTTCCATTTTGATGCATCTTTTGCATCTTCCTGATTTTTGGCATCATTCTGGGCGGCTGCAGCCATCTGCATATCAATGACCTTTTTCCCGGGTCTTGCTTCCAGCATTGCCTTTGTGCCATCATAATCCAGGGTAGCCACCTTTTCCATTTGAATCTTTTCCGTTGCCGGAATGACTCCGCGTTCAAAATGAAGTTCAATGAGGGTCTTTGCCTTTTCCATTGTCTCATTTTTAGGCTCTTCTTTCTTTCTGGCATCCAGCACCCTCTTGGCACCTTCATAATCCATTTGAGCAGATTTCTCAAAGAACTCGCGCTCGCTTTCGGCAACTACTCCACGGTTTACATGAAGGGAAACAAGTTCCTTTGCCATTGTTTGATGCAGAACATCCAGTTCTCCCTGGAGTTGTTCAACGGTCTTTTCAGGTTTTGACATTGTTGATTGATTTTGGTTTACATTGATTAATGATAGCTGAACTTCTTTGCCTTCCCTTATCAGTTTCACGGCATTGGTATGACCGGGAACGTTGCAAAACGAGATCTCAAGTAAATCGCTCTCCATTACAGTAGGGTACTTCTGGCCAGGTAACAAGTCTTTAGGGTTGTCAGACTCTTTGAGCGGATCTACGCTCATAGATACTGCGTTCATGTACCCATTTTTGTACTTGTTATAAATTGCCTTTGCAACTTCATCTGCCTCGTCAAATTCTGCAATGCCTTTAAAATCACCGTTACCTTCCTTCGTGAGGTTTTTCCATTTACCTACTGAAAGAATGGAACCGTTGTGAGAAACAAGCGCAACAGGGTTCCTGACAAAGTTGTCAGTCTTGATCCCTTCGGTAAGAATGCGGAATCCAAACCGGTTTAAAGTGTTGTCGCTTATTTTGAAAGGGAGTTCCAGTGCCATCGCTTTGGTTAAAAAGAAGACAAATATTCATTATTCGCTCCATAGCTGCAAATTGACAATCCGTCATTGCATGAATTTCGTCCGTCATTGCATGAATTTCGTCCATGACGGATTGATGTTTTGTTTAATAACCTTTGATATCCAATATTTGTAAGAAAAATAAGGTGTCGAAATTCTCCCGCGAACAGCAACATCAGAAGATGCTTTCAGCAAAAGACCTTTATACTAAAGGTTTTGACTTGAGCATCATTGCCGATCTTATATCGGTCAGTCGTCTTACATTAAGCAAATGGGCAAAGGAAAATGATTTTGAAGGGGCAAAAAAGGCCAATATCATAGCATTATCTGCCATACGAAGCATCATCCTTCAAAGCTTCGCTGATGTATGCGAAGGAAAGACCCCGAAGATCTCCCCCGATAAAGCTGCAAAGTATGCTGCAGCCTTTGAGAAGCTCTCAGATAAGCGTAAAACACTCACCTTTATGTACGAGGCCTTTGAACTTCTTACATCAGATTATATCAAAGACCTGGAGAAAGCAGTATCCAAGGAAGATAAAGACACATCCCTGGAAAACATCAAGGTGTTACGCGATCATATGGATAAGGTTGTCACCCGGCTCACAAATGAAGTCCTGAACGATGAATAAGAAAGAGCTTCAGCAGGCACGGGATTTATTCAAGGAGAATAGCGCCTTTATTAGAAGGTCAACCATAGAGAGTATAATCGGGGAGAGCGAAGCTGCCAGAGAAAAAAGGATTGAACATCTTTTAAAGCCTGAAAATTATAAAGAGTTTTTTGATTATTACCTTGGCAAAGATACTCCCATCCCCATGGCCGACTCCCCATGTGCCTGGTACCATCTTGAAACCTATAAAGAGCTTTATCGCAAACCATTCATTACACAGTTCCGTTTGGTCTTCAGAGGAGGAGCAAAGAGCATACATTCCGATGTTGGCAATCCTTTGGCTTTAAAACAATCAGGTATATTAAAATTCTTCCTGGTGATCGGTGCAAACGAACTCCGTGCGAAGATGCTCCTGGCCGACCTTCAGGTACAACTTGAAAGTAACCAACGCATCATAAAAGACTTCGGATCACAAATAAGTTATGGCAATTGGGCTGATGGCATGTTTGAAACATCTGACCGCAGCTATTTTATGGCACTTGGTATAGAGCAGCCATTCCGGGGGCTTCGCCACTATGCCAACCGTATCGGGATGGCAGTAGTAGATGATGTAGAAGATCGTAAAATTGCATTAAACCCAACCCTGGTTGAAGAAAGAGGGAATAAAATCACGGGTGATCTTGCCGGGGCCTTTGCCAAGGACTCAGGCAGGCTTGTCATTGCCAATAACCATATCACAAAAACCGGCATCGTAAATTACCTTTTAAAGAAGAAAGGATTTGAGTTATGATCCTTCGCAAGGAATTCTCTTCGGTTTACCTGGTAAATCTCACGGATGAAAATGGAAGGCCAGAGTGGCCAGAACGTTATAGCCTGGCAGATATCAAGCGTATCCATACTGAAAACGATCCTTTTACCCTTAAACGAGAGTATTACAACACACCGGTTGAAGAAGGGAAGATCTTTAAAGCCGAATGGCTTGTCTTTAGAAAAGCTAAAAAGCTTTCAGAATATCCATTACTGCTTGGCCATTGGGATCTCTCTTATAAAAAAGAGGGGGACTTCAAGGCCATGGCCCTGCTTGGCTTTGATGCCAAAGGGCTGATTGTTCTTGATATCTTTTGCCGTAAATGCGATATCGCCGATGCGGTAACTTATCATTATAACCTTCTGAGGCGTTTACGCTCTGAAGCAGCCATGCCGATTTTCCTTTATGATGCTACCGCAGCCCAGGAAGATGTATTCCGTCCGGTATTTGAACAGGAATCCATCCGGCAGAAGATCTACGAACTGCCGATGCCAGACCGAACTGCCACGGTTGATAAATACCTTCGCATCGAGGCGACTCTTACAAATGTTTTTTTTAACAAATCAATCGCATTTGCTGATCATCTCAAAGGAACTCCCGATTATAAGGCAGGAGAAGAACAGATCCTGGGCTTTGAAAAAGGATCACATATGCATGATGATTTCCCGGATACATTGGAGGCAGCAGTAAGATTGATAAATAAATATGCCTGGTCGGATACCAATGAACAAACTTTTAAACCACGGATAGTTAAACGCAAAAGGGGAGGATTTTAATGATAGAGTTTATTCAGTTCATTCTGATGTCTTCAAATCTTTATATAAAACGTCATGAAGCAAACATCATGCATAAGCTCACCGGGCGCAGATATCATGTGGTAAAACTATATGGCAAGCTGATTGTTACTGACCGCCTGGGCATTAAGCGTCTCAAGCAAAAGAAGATCCTTAAAAAGTCTTTCGATTATATCAAACTTACTGAAATTTCTCTTTACGATACCAAACAACAGAAAAATGTTCCTCTCTCAAAATGAATTGAAAACGGTTGCCGATAAAGCCATCATCGTGCTGATAACCGATATGGATGAAGAGATAGTCGACCAGGTAATTGCCGAAAGTATCGATCTTATGTCAAGCTATCTCTCCCGGTATTATGATGTACAAAACATCTTCAATAAACAAGGTGCTGCACGTAATCTAACGGTATTGAAATATCTCAAAGATATTGTCATCTACGAGGTCTATATGCGCCATACCCGACAGATCAATGAAGCAGCCCAGAAACGCTATAACGAGGCAATGAACTTCCTGGAGAAGCTCAATACCGGAGATTTCTTCATCAGTACGCTTCCTTCAATCCCCGGAGAAATAACCTCGCCAAATAACCAGGAAGAACAGCAAACCCGCTTTGGAAGTAATTCACCTTATCAAACAATGTATTAAAATGGATAACCCCGTAAAAAAATACCTGGATAAGTTCCTGGATCGTCGTATCGCCTTAAAAATGTCACCTGGTAAAACCCCTCCCATACCTATCGATGATCCGTTAAAGAAAGATCCCACTTCCTTTGTGATGGATTGGTTCAAGGTCTTTGAGCAGCTTTACCGCCATGAACTCAATGACTGGAATGAAGCACGCGCAGCGCGCCGATCTCCCATCAATCCTTATACCTGGCAATTGCAGCAGCTCTACAAGGATGCCATGGTCGACAATATCCTCTCGAGCCAGATCCGCTCCCGCATTCTTCGCATCACCAATAAATCAATGTTGCTTAAGAATGCCGGTGGTGAGATTGATGTTGAACGCAGCCTTTTTATCCAGGCAAAATGGTTTCGCAAGATCATGCGCCAGGCTCTTGAGTCGAGGTTCTTTGGTTATAGCCTGGTATATATCAACGATTGGGAAAATGGAAAGATAAAAGATGTGAAGATCATCCCGCGCGAGCATGTGATCCCGGAGCGGGATCTGTTTCTTCGCAATGTCAATAATTACTTTGATGGGTTGCATATTTCTGATTTTCCGAACTTCCTTATCTATATGCAGCTTGGGGATGATGCTGTCGGGATGCTTGAAAACATTGCTCCTTTGACAATTTTAAAACGACATAGCTGGGCATCCTGGGATGAGTTTGAACAAATCTTCGGAATCCCTCTTCGCGTTGCGAAGACTGCCAATTATACCGAGAAGAACCTTAATGAACTTGAAACCATGCTTCAGGGTATGGGATCAGCGGCTTATGCCATCCTTCATAATACCGATGAGCTTGACATTAAGCAAAACAACCAGACGGATGCCTATGGGGTATTCAATGAAAAGCGCAAGGCTATCAATGAGGAGATCTGTATAGCGATCAATGGCCAGTCCATGACCTCCATCCAGGGATCGTCCCGGAGCCAGGCAGAAGTTCACGAACGCACCCAGGAGGAGATCACCGACGATGATATCATCGATATCGAGGATTGGTTCAACTCAGGTTTCATTGATGTTATGCGTAATCTTGGGTACGATATCCCTTCAGGTTATTATCTCAATATTACCGCCAACACTGAAATGGAGATTCAGGACCGTGCCAAGGTTGATTTGATGGTCTCTCAAATGGGTTTACAGTTGGATATAGATTATATTCAGGAAACATACAATGTCATCCTGGATAAAGCAAACCCGCGCAAAACACCATCAGCTCCGGGAGAACCACCCAACTCTTTAAGTTTTTTCGTCTAAGCCCCCTGGAGCGTAAGATTCAGCTTTCATTTACTGAAAGTGATCTGGGGGATGAGATCTTTAATCTGTATTTCGGGAAACATCCTGATGGGTGCAGTTGCAACCTCCATAGTCTGCCTGTATTTTCCATGGCCATTGGAAATCGCAGGAGCATAATTGATAATGCCCTCAATGATATCCATAGTGGCAAGAGCTCCCCGATCAATGCTGATCTTTTCAACCTTTATCATAAAAACTATGTAAAAGGAATTGACCAGGTGTTTACAAAAGCTAAAGAGGGAAGTAAAGCCTGGGAAAAAGTCCGTCAGTTCAAACTGAATACGGCAAAACTTGCTGCAGCTAAGTCTTATAAACAAACTGCCGAGCTTCAAAAGTTGGCTGCTAATTCCGCTTCCCTTGCTGAATTCAAAAAGAATGCTGCTGGCATTATTAATCGCTATAACCGCTATCAGGCTGCCGAGTATAATACGATCGTTGCACGTACACGTACGGCAGCTCAATTTGAAAGGTTTGAGGATGAGAGCAATGACTACCCAAACCTCGAATGGCTGCTTACAGTATCTGCTGATCCCAGGGAACTGCATCTGTCTTATGTGGGGATCATCCTTCCAATAGATGATCCTTTTTGGGAAGAAAACCAACCTGGAGATCTCTGGAACTGTAAATGTGACTGGCGCACTACTGATAAAGAACCTACATCTCTTCCGGATAAGGTAGTCAGGCCTTCACGGGGACTGGAAGGAAACCCCTGGAAGACAGGAGAGCTTATTACTGAGCAGCATCCTTATTTTAAAGGAATACCAGGCTGGGTAAGCAACAATGCAATGCTGCTGATGCCTGATGACCTTGCCTTTATCAAGGTAGAAACCAAAGAAGGAACGCTCCTGGAACATGTTCTTATGGATGGTACGGAAGAATCTCCCGATAATAGAAGTATCGCAAAATCATTGCTTAAAGATGATTTTAAGGAGATAAAACTCTTGCCAAAGATATATGCTTCTGAAGTTGCACTTCGCGAAAGGTATTATGGAGAAAAATACAATGAAGAATTTCCTTCCACTACGCCTGATGCTAAAGTGGATGGAAAGATAATTGAATTTAAAAGAGGCAATATCAATACGCTAAGCATGCGTATTGGTGAAGGGGCAAAACAATCCGATATGGTGGTTATCAAATCAAAGGATAAATTAACTAAAGGTTATTTGAAAGAATTTATAGAAGGACAATGGCAAATTGAAAATAGAAATAACCTGAATACTATTATCATAATAAATGGAGGAAAGACTTATGTTTTCAAAAGACCATAAAAAGTGATCAAGGCCCGCGACGATGGATTTACAGTCCACCACTGAATCCCTGATCACCTTAATAAACCAAGGGGAAACAATAACTTTCATTATCATCTCCCCCTGGGGTCGTCCGAGCACGCAGCCCCGACAATGCAAATATACAACTAATTAAAATGAACTAAGGGGAAATAATAACTTTCATCATCATTTCCCCTTAGGGTTTGCCCAAGCACGCAGCTCAGACAATGCAAATATACAACACTTTTTTAGGAATTCAACAATTTAATGAAAATATTAAGATGAGCCACGAATCCTTATTTCCTTAAATAACTCAAGGGGAAACAATAACTTACGTTATTACCTCCCCTTGGGATCGTCCGAGCACGCAGCCCCGACAATGCAAATATACAACACTTTTTAAGGAATTTAACAATTTGATGAAAATATTTCTCAAAAACCACCTTCGCAACCCAATTCGTAAACTTCTCAAATTATGACACCCGAAGAATTTATTATCCATTTAAGCCAGTTTCCGGAGAAAATACGCGAAGAGTTTGAAGCTGTTAAAGAACCTATCGCGAAGGTGGCTATTGACCATTTTACAGAAAACTTTGAAAAAGAAGGCTTCGTGAATTCTACGCTGGAGCCATGGCAGGAAGTAAAACGTCGTATGGATCCAAGGGTAAAAGGCGCAAGAGCGACCCGTAAAATACTGATTGGAGATACCGGCAACCTTAAAAGAAGTATTGACAAAGAGTTC